GCATCCGGTCAGCGGATAGCCTGCCAGCTGCTGCACATACTCCGGGTTTGTGAGCCATGCACCTTTAGCTGCCCGGCGGACAGCGCTTTGAATCGCTTTTGGCTCACATCTTCTGCGGTCGGCGATAGGGGTATAGATATCTTTCTCCACGGCCTGCAGACGGTCTTCCTGCTCACAGACCAGCTCAAGACACTGGCACAGGATACTGTAGGCACTCAGGTTACGTGTAATGCCCATCGGGCGCAGCAGATTATTGACTTGAGTGGACAATTCGGAAACAATCATAGTTGACACATCCTTTCTTTGCGTCAACTCTAACCGAAAAACACTTGAAATTTGTTAATTGCGTCGATATACGTCGTAAAGCGTCGAAACACGCCAAACAAAAACAGCCCCGAGGAACTGTCAGGCTCCCCGGGGCTGTTATACTATGATTTTGTTGGCGCTACAGAAACATCACATAGAGGTCTTCTGGCTGCGCACCTGCGCTTCGATCATCGGCTTCAGGTAGCTGTCGAGGTCGCCAAAGGTCTCCTTGATGAACGTGATGGTCTCCTGCGTCAGGGCTTTCTTCGCTGCAGCCAGTGCGCGGCTGTAGGCGATGCGCTGGGCAGCCTCGTCGAACTTGTCCTGTTCCTTCAGGGCATCAACGTAGGTCTGGTTGACGTACTGGACGGCGTTGAACACCGCGTTGGCGGCATTCTGGAGACAGGTCTGCGCAAACTTGTTGTTGATGTAGCCGTTTGCAATGCTGACACCCTTGTTCAGGCCCCAGCCGAAAATGACGGTCATTGCGGGGATGCAGGCAGTAAGAGCGACTTTCAGAAATTCATTCATAAGAGCTTATCCTTTCTGCTCGGTTTCCGAGCGCTGCTTTAAAATGTCCACGGCCTTGGTGATCGCTGCCGGGATCGGCAGTCCCATCAAGCCCGCGTTTTCGATGATGGAAATGGTCTCGTTGCAGATAAAGCCGATCACAACGGCATCCCGCACAAAGGTGGAACCCATCACGGCATCCAGCCTGCAGGCCACCAGCACGATCAGCAGTGTTTCGCCCTTGCGGCACAGGCCCTTCCAGCCTGCGCGGCTTTCCAGCGTGCCGCTTTTGGTCTTGGGGCTTGCATGGAACACTCCTGCCACGATCAGCCCGGTGATGTAGTCGATGGCCATAAAGATGATGAGCGTCTGCAGCGCTGCGTCCCACCCGCCAAACAGGCTGGCAAACGCAGCGCCCAGCGCACCCACCGCCATGCAGAAATAATCTTTCAAAACGTCACCCTCCCCTCACAGTGTCCACCGGCTTTTGTTCGGGCGGGTGTCCACGTGCACCCAGCCCTTTGCACGGCCTGCCTTGACCGGGTAGCGGCCCACGCCGCCCCAGCCGGGCATCAGGCTTTCGGCGTAGGCGGCCACAGCCAGTGGGTCGGTGTCCTGCACCTGAATGTCAGCGGCCCGGCCCAGCAGGTGCTGGCTGGATCTGGAGCCGCCCACCCTCGTGTTGTGGCTGGCGGTGCGGTAGCCGCTGGTGATGGTCACCGGCTTGCCGAAGTGCTCCCGGATGCACTGCAGCAGCACCACAAGGCCCTCGTCAATGAGGATGGTGTCGGTGCCGTCGCGGCAGCGGAACTCCCGCACGCGGAACGCGGGGGAAAGCTGCTTTGCGCCGTCCTTCTTCAGGCTGTACTGTTTGATTGCCATATGGATCACGTCCTTTCACGGGGTCAGGCCCCGATTTTCACGTTCTCTTCCAGCTCCTGATCTGCCTTGTCCTCAGCGTCCTCCTTACTGCGTGATTTCCTCAAAGCCGCTCTTCACCAGAATGGCTTTCACCTTCTCCTTCAGCAGGCGGGGGCAACGCTCGTACAGAGCCTTTGCGTCCTCCATAGTCTCAGCGGACATAATCTCCTGTGCCCATAGCATAGCCATCATAAGTACCATCCTTTCGATTTTTTGTGTGATTTTAGGCACCAGCTCCTCTGCCCGTGCGGCAGCAGCCTCGGCACGGGCTGCACAGCGGGATGCAGCGGCACTGTCGGCG